CGACGACATCAGGCCGGAAGCGTTCCGGGAAGGTCACGGAAGTTGGTGATCCGAGCCTGGAGTGGATCGGGATGGAGCCCCACTGGGAGCTGATTGAAGCTCTGCAGGGTGGCACGTTTGCAATCAGAAAGAAGCACCGCAAATATCTGCCGCAGGAACCCCGCGAGCTTGATGAATCGTTTGATGCCAGGCTTCAGCGTTCGGTTTTGCAGCCTTACTTTGTAAGGATCGAAAGGTTGTTGGCGGGCATGTTGACCCGCAAGCCTGTGCGCCTCACTGATGTCAGTGATGTGATCACAGAGCATCTGTTTGATGTTGATCTTGGCGGCAACAATCTCGACGTGTTCTTGTACGAGACCGCGCGCAAGATGATCCGCTACGGCCACATCGGCGTCTTAGTGGATGCACCGCGCGCTGGTGACAATGGCCGTCCCTACTGGACCGCATACACACCGCGCGACATCCTTGGCCATCGCTCAGAGATTATCGACGGCCAGCAGAAGCTCACCCAGCTGCGCCTTCACGAGCAGATCGTGGTCCCTGAGGGTCTTTATGGCCAGAAGCAGATTGAGCAAGTCCGTGTTCTGACCCCTGGTGGTTTTGAGATTCACCAGAAAGACGACAACGGCGATTTCAAAATTGTCGATGAGGGCCAGACCAGCCTTGATGAAATCCCGTTTGCAGTTGCCTATGCAAACCGCGTCGGCCTCCTTGAGTCCCGCCCGCCTTTGGCTGACATCGCTGAGCTGAACCTCAAGGCGTATCAGACGCAGAGCGATTTGGACAATATGCTGCACATCTCAGCAGTGCCGATGCTGGCGTTGTTTGGCTTCCCTGCAGCAGCAGAAGAGATCAGCGCAGGTCCAGGGGAAGCGATGAGCCTGCCCGAAGGATCCGACGCCCGCTACATCGAGCCCCAGGGCAACAGCTATGACGCGCAGTTCAGGCGCCTCGAACAGCTAGAGCATCAAATCAACACCCTGGGCATGGCCGCCATCTTGGGCCAGAAGCTCTCAGCCGAGACGGCTGAGGCCAAGCGGATCGACCGCAGCCAAGGTGACAGCACCATGCAGGTGGTGGCCCAGCAGGTCCAAGACATGGTGGACAACTGCCTACGCTTTCATGCGGCCTATATGCAAGAGCAGCAGGCTGGCAGCGCGTTCATCAACCGCGACTTTGTTGGTGCACGTCTGGAGCCGCAGGAGATTCAATCTCTGCTGCAGCTTTACACCGCAGGCACGATTACACAGCGCACGCTGCTGGAAGAGCTGAGCAAAGGCGAGGTGCTTGACGACCTGGACGTGGAAGAGGAGCTGGAAGCCACGCAATCCGGCGGCCTGATGGAGACCCCAGAGCCAGAACCTACCCCTGAACCTGAGGAGGCAGAAATGCCAGAACCAGAGGAAACTGAGGAGGA